ACGCGGAAGACGAATACGAATACAAGGCCGACGACAAGGAAGCCATAAAGAGCGACGACTTCGATGGCCGCGTGGATGTCATTCCGGTGTCCGACCCGAACGCCGCGACCATGAGCCAGCGCATCATGCAGTATCAGGCGGCCCTCCAGCTATCCCAGTCTGCGCCGCAGATGTACGATCTGCCCGAACTGCACCGGCAGATGCTGGATGTTCTGGGCATACAGGATGCGGAGAAGATCATTCCTCTCAGCGAGGACATGAAGCCCCGCGATCCGGTCAGCGAGAACATGGATGTGCTGAACGGCAAGCCATTGAAGGCCTTCATTCGTCAGGACCATGAGGCCCATATCCAGGTGCATATGGCGGCCATACAGGACCCGAAGATACAGCAGCTTGTCTCCCAAAGCCCGATGGCCGGGACCATTGCCGCTGCGATGTCTTCCCACATACAGGAGCATCTTGGCTTCCAGTACCGCAGGGAGATCGAAAAGCAGCTTGGTGTGGAATTGCCGCCGCCGAACGAACCGCTGCCCGAGGACGTTGAAGTCAAGCTGTCTCGGCTGGTGGCGGAAGCGGCTGAGAGGCTGTTCAACAAGAATGTTGCCGAGGCCCAGCAGCAGCAGGCACAGCAGCAGGCGCAAGACCCGATGTTCCAGTTGCAGCAGAAAGAGCTTGAGCTTCGTATGGCTGATATTCAGCGGAAGGCCGAGACCGACAAGGCAAGGCTGATGCTCAATGCCGAGAAGGAGCGTTCTTCTCAGGAACTGGAGCGTGACAAGATGGCCCAGGATGCCGAACTTGAAGGCGTCAAGCTGGGTGTCGAGATCGCGAAAACCCAGGAGAATGCGGCCCTGAAGGTTTCCGAAGCAGAGGAAAAAGCGGTTCTGGACAGGGCGCGGCTCTCGACGGAAGTGGCCAAGGCGTTGCTGGATGATGACGTGAAGAGAAACGGGAATAGTTAATATTGCTTGATCAATCTTTATTTTCGGCTTATCGAAAGATATTGCGGAACCTGATGAACGAGCGTGCCGACGATCTTGCAATGGGCGGTGCCAAGTCGTTCGATGAATATCAGAGGATGGTCGGTGTCATAGAAGGTCTGGCAACTGCCGAAAGGGAAATGCTGGACCTGATGGAGAAACAGAGAAAGGCCGAAGACGGATCGGGATGAATGGTGAATGTTTCACATGAAACATCAGGGCAGATCGTCACTGCCCGCCAGTTGGCTAACAAATGCGCAGGGGGAGCGTTACCCCCGCTCAGAGCGAAAACGCAAGGAGAGACCTGTGTCCGATAAAAAGGTTGTTGAACTCAGCGAGGAGAAGGAGAAGAAGGCGGCGAGTAAGCTGCCGGAACCCTGCTCCTATCATATTCTGGTGGCGCTTCCCGAACAGGAGGAGAAGACGGAAGGCGGCATTTACCTTACGGACAACGTGCGGGAGCGCGAGGAGACGGCCAGTATCACGGCCTATGTCATGGCACTCGGCCCTGACTGTTATGCAGAAACCACGCAGAGGAAATTTCCCAGCGGGGCCTATTGCAAGGAGGGAGACTGGATTGTCATGCGGGCCTATTCGGGAACCCGCATCGAAATTCATGGCAAGAAGTTCAGGCTTATCACCGACGATGTGCCCCAGGCCGTTGTCGAGAATCCATTGGGAGTGATACGGGCATGAGCGTCGAACCGGGAAGGGCCGAAGAGGCCCAGGACGATCTCTTCACCGAAGAGAAGTCCGAAAACTTTACCGATCCCGTCGATATTCTGGTGGAAGACGCCTCTGACATAGAGGTTTCGGTAATAGACGATACGCCTGAAGAGGACCGTAACCGGCCTCCGCGAGGAGACGTTCCGGAGGATGTGGACGAGGATATCCCCGGCCTGTCCGAGCGCGTCAAGTCGCGCATGGATACGCTGCGTTATGAATTTCACAACGAGCGCCGTGACAAGGAAACGGCACTGCGTGAGAATAATGAGGCCGTCCGCTATGCACAGAACGTGCAGACGGAAAACAAGGCGCTAAAGGACCAGTTATCAAACAGCCGAAGGTTGTTGTACGATCAGGTTTCCGCGAAGAACGATGTCGAGCTTGACGCCGCCAAGTCGAGGTTCAAGGAAGCCTATGAGACTGGCGATGCCGACGCTATTGCCGATGCGCAGTCGGAGGTCTCGCGCCTACATGCGGAGCGCTCACATTATAATGTGGCAGCCCCCGACGCCTACAATGAACAGCCGGTACAGCAGGAGGTTCCGGATCAGTCACAGCAGCAACAGCATGTGCCGCCTCCGGACCCGAAGGCGGTTGCTTGGTTGCAGAAAAACCCCTGGTTTCAAAGACCCGGCTACGAGCAGTTGACGGGCTTTGCCATAGGGGTGCATGAACAGCTTGTTCGTAAAGGATACAACCCACTGGTCCATAATGAATATTATGAGATCGTGGATAAGGAGCTTAGGGATAAGTTCCCCGAAAGTTTTGGGAAGGAAGCATCCTCTGGAAGTGGGACTCCGACTTCTCGAAAGACCCCGGTGGTCGCCCCCGCAGGTCGCGGCGGCAAGAAGCCGAGCAAAGTGGAGTTATCTTCCTCCCAGGTTCGCCTCGCCAGCAAACTTGGGATAACGCCGGAACAATATGCGGCACAGGTTGTGAAGGAGATAGCCAATGGCTGACATAGCGGCAGATGAGCGCACACCAAGAGAAACCGATTCTCGCGAAGCTGATGAGAGAGAAAAGTCTTGGGAACCCCCGCAGGTATTACCCGATCCTGCCCCGCAGGATGGGTGGGTTTTCCGCTGGATCAGAACTTCCATCATGGGAAATCAGGACAACGTAAATGCGTCCAAGAGATTCCGTGAAGGTTGGGAGCCTGTGAGAGCGGAGGATCATCCGGAGATGATGATGGCCTCTGATAGAGGCAGTGATTATGCCGGGAACATCGAAGTGGGTGGTCTTCTTTTGTGCAAGACGAGTGAGGAGAACTTCAAGGCGCGGTCAGAGTATTTTGCCAATCTGGCTCGTCAGCAGCATGAATCGGTCAATCATAACTTCATGCGGGAAGATGATCCGCGTATGCCGAAACTTAATGAATCGACTACGAGGGTGTCTTTCGGTGGCGGCAAACCTCTTTAGGTTTTCCGCTGTGCTTTAACACTGTCCTTTGAAGGAGGATAATCATAATGGCTACTACAGCGGCCCCTTATGGTTTCCGTCCCGTTGGTGTTCTTGGCTCTGGCACTTTTTCTGGTGCCACACGGCAATACAAGGTTACCAACAGTTACGGAACCAGTATCTTCTACGGGGATGTTCTCAAGATCGTGAGTACCGGTACTGTCGAGAAAGACACCGGCACATCGACCTTGACTCCCGTAGGGATTTTTGTCGGGTGCAGTTACACTGACCCCGGCACCAATCAACCGACTTATGCCCAGATGTGGACGGCCAGTACGTCGGCTACCGACATCAAGGCCTATGTGGTTGATGATCCGAATATTGTTTTCCAGGCGCAAAGTGATGAGTCGATTGCTCAAACCGGCCTGGGTAATAATTTTGCGGTTGTTCAAACCGCAGGGTCAACCGCGATTGGCACCAGCAAGAATGCCGTCGATGGAAGTTCTCTTGCGACAACCAAGACTTTGCCGGTAAAACTTATTGGCTTTGTCGAAGGTCCGAACTCGATCGTTGGCGACACTTACACGGACGTTCTGTGCAAGTTCAACGGTCCTGGCGATGCCACGGGCGACTCTTGTGCTGCACATCAGCTACAAGATTCAACCGGTATATAGGAGGAGTTAAGCTATGGCTATTTCAAGAGCGCAAATGCTTAAAGAACTCCTGCCGGGGATTAATGCGTTGTTCGGCCTGGAGTACGCTAAGTACGAAGGCGAAGATGCAGAAATCTACGAAACGGAATCTTCCGACCGATCTTTTGAAGAAGAGGTTGCGCTGGCCGGTTTCGATGCCGCTCCCGTCAAGAACGAGGGTTCGGCTATTTCGTATGACAATGCGCAGGAGACTTTCACCGCAAGGTATAACCACGAAACGATTGCAATGGGATTTGCGATCACCGAGGAAGCCATGGAGGACAACCTCTATGACAGCCTCAGTGCCCGCTATACCAAGGCACTCGCCCGTGCGATGGCCTACACCAAGCAGACCAAGGCTGCCTTCCCGCTCAACAACGGGCAATCAGGCGGCAGCTATCAGTCTGGCGACGGTGTAACGCTGTTCAATACCTCGCATCCACTGGCTTCCGGCGGGACCAATTCCAATACCCCGTCAACGGCCACCGATCTGAATGAGACTTCTTTGGAGTCTGCGGTTATTCAGATTGCCAAATGGACGGACCAACGGGGCCTTCTGATTGCGGCACGCCCGCGTCGGATTATTGTTCCACCGGACTTGATGTTTGTGGCAAGCCGTATTCTGGACAGCGAGTTGCGTCCATCGACGGCTGATAACGACATCAATGCCATCAAGAACAATGGCACCATTCCTGAAGGTTATAAGGTTAACCATTACCTGACCGACACGAATGCTTGGTTCATCATCACCGATGTGCCGAATGGCATGAAGCACTTTGAACGTGCTGCCATGACCACATCCATGGATGGAGATTTCAATACCGGGAATGTGAGGTACAAAGCTCGCGAACGGTATTCATTTGGTGTCAGTGATCCGCTGGGAATTTTTAGTTCTCCTGGCGCGTAATGTTACCGGGAGGGGCGTTCGCGTCCCTCCCATTTTACTGGGAGCAACAGCCCTGGCGACCGGCCCAGCGGACGCTTACGAAGACTCCAGGGCAAATCCTTTCGTAAGGAGGTAGTTTTATGGGAACGACACGTTTCTCCGGCCCGATGATGTACAGCGGTGAGGGCCGCGCCGTAGCCAGTGGTACTTGGTTCAAGAACCTGCCGCTGCAACTGAACCCAGATTATGTGGTTCAGTTTGACGACTTCACCGGCATTGCCGTTGACGGCACGAACGACTGGACTTATTCGCAGCTTACCAGTGGCACGGGCGCTATTCTCGCTGATGCCATTGATGGCTGGTATGAGGTTTCTGGGACAAGCTCGGACAATACGGGCGCATCCATCCAGGGTAACGAGATATGGCAGGCGCAGGCCAGCAAGAAGCTATACTTTGAGACCCGCATTGTTTCGACTGATGCGGATCAGATGGATATCTTCGTCGGTCTTTGTGAGAACGGTACTTTAGCCACAGGCGTTCCTTTTGGAACCAATAACCAAATTGGATTTTTGGTTGTGGATGAAGCGGCGGATATTTATGCGGTCTGTGATAGTGGAGGAACCGAGACCAAGACGGATACGGGCGTTGATTTGGCGGACGGTTCTGTTTCTGGTGGCACCATTTCCAATGATCGCCGTCTGGGCTTCGTGGTAACCGGAACGGGCAAGGTCGAGTTCTATGTTGACCGCGTCCTGAAGGTCACGACCACCGACAACATTCCCACTTCGCAGCTTACGACATGGGTTGCTGCGGTTGCTGGTGAAGCCACTGCCAACAAGGTTGACTGTGATTATCTCTTCACGGCGGCCCAGAGGCAGACCGATGGCATGGTTCAGTACAGCGATCAGGTATAGGTGATCCATGGCTGCACCTAAAAAGGATTCTGCTGCTTCAGCAAAGAAGCCTTCTAAGAAAGAAGAACTTCCCCCCGAAGGGAGCGCTGCCTACAAGGCGCTGGTTTTGGCCGGGAAGGTGAAGGCTGGTTCTAAATGAGGGCGGGGGGCATCTCGCCCCCCTCTTTCTTTATAGGAGATTCTCATGGCTGATGCGGTAAGCACAACCACAATTCAGGATGGTGAGCGGCAACTGGTTGTTCAGCTTACCAACCTTTCCGATTCAACAGGCGAAGCAAAGGTCACGAAGATCGATGTTTCCGCGCTGGCCACGGACGCACGCGGCAATTCCTGCAATGAGGTTCGCATTCAGGAAGTCTGGGGACAGGTCTATGGCTTTGACGGCGTCCAGCTTTGGTACGATGCAGATACGGATGTCGTCGCGCTGAACCTTGGCGTCGGCTGGACATATCAGGATTTCAGCAGTGTGGGTGGAATAAAGATGTATGGGACAAACCCAACGGGGGATGTCCTTTTGTCTACACTGGGTACCGAAGCCAGCGGAGACGCATACGAGATAATGATCCGAGCGGTTAAATATTACGATTGACCGGTAAATTCTTGTTGAAGGGATTTGGCATGCCGGAACAATCCGCTCTGATCTGGAATATTGTTCTGACCGGGATAGCCGGTTCGTTCTTTTGGTGGGTTCGCGGCATGTCTCAATCGATTGTTGATATCCGGCAACAGATTTCCAGTACCAGGGAAGAAGTCGCCAAGACCTACGTCACCAAGCCGGAAGTCGAGGCTAGCCTTGGCAGGATTCTGGAGCGGTTCGACCGCCTTGAGGAAAAGGTCGATAGGGTGCTTGCCGCAAAGGCCGGTATTTAGGTAATGGCTGTTTCCAGGGCGCAGACCGGGAAAGAATTGAAGGGCGGTAAGGGGAAGCGCAAGGTCCGTACCGTCATGTCGGAGTACAAGAAGGGCAAGTTGCATAGCGGCAGCAAGAAGGGTCCGAAGGTAACGAGCCGGAAGCAGGCTGTGGCCATCGCCATGTCAGAGGGCAGGAAGGCTGCCAGAAAGAAGAGGGCGTGAGTTATGGCTATAATGTGGGATAACGAATTGCCGGATGGCCTTGCGAGTTCCACGGACACCATGAAGTTCACGCTTGATTCTACCGGCGAGTGGGAGGATAGCAAAAATTATACGACTGTTGGTACGACCGTTGATGTCAGCGGGACCATAACCAGCCCTGCCGGATACTATTGGAATGTAGAGGTTTCTTCCTCCCAGGGGTGGAGCAAGGAATACGACGACATCCCAACAGGAGAGAAGTTGAGTTTTTCTATTAAGACCAATTTTGGCGAAACCAAGGTCCACATTAAAATCTGGAGCGTGAATGGTTCTGCCGATACGGGTCTCAGCGGTGAGTTTCAGATCGATTATTGATGTAGAGAGGGGATTGTTATGCCGACTGTTGGGAAGGGTCCGAAGAAAAAAGTGTTCGGTTATGGCAAGGGGCAGAAGGAAGCTGCCACTAGGTACGCCAAGAAAACCGGCCAGAAGGTTAAGAGCAAAAAGATGAAGAAGAAGACGAAGAAGAGGTACGCCTAGATGGCAACTTCCGGCACCAGCGACTTTACTCTGGATATCGTTGATATCTGTGAGGAGGCCTATGAGCGTGCCGGTCTGGAGATGCGCAGCGGCTACGACTTGAAGACGGCGAGGCGCAGTCTCAACT